AAGTATCTCTTCGTACTTGCGTTCCAAGTATTCCTCGTGTTCGTGATTACTCATGGTAACACTCTCCTATTTGTAAAGTCTGCCCCATCACCATACTCGTCGGGTACAACCTCACCTTCTACTCTGTCCCAACATTCTACTACATCTGAAGTCTCTATCCAAACTTTAGCACCACAAGATAGTGGCTTGTCTGGGCTGTAGACTATCTCAGCAAGACCATCTAAAATTACCCTGTCGCAATAGACGTTCTCCTTTCTACTCTTAACTGTAATTACAGGTTCTCTATCCCCAGTCTTACCATTAGACCTAATAACGTGTTGGTTTATATGTATCCGCTTAATCATAGTAACTCCTTTCCCCGTACTCATAACACTTAGCGATAATTATACATACAGGTAATAAAACATACTGTCAAGCTTGTCAAATAAAAAAAAATGAGGCTACCCGAAGATAGCCCCACTTTTGGGAGAAGGAAAACCCCTAACGATTACTTGACTTCGTAAGGATGCCCATACCATGCCATCTTATCAAGGTTGTTGTCAAGCCATTTATTTGCATCTTGTTTAGTTTTTGTCACGTGGACAGTTTGCCATGCCAGTAGGTCTACAGCTTGTCCTGACTTTATGCGTTCGATATTTGTCAGTCCCATCCTTGCACAAGATAGTTGGGCAATCACTTGCCATTGTTTGTCATACTCTCTTTGTACCAGTTCGGTCTTAGTTTCACGTTTCTTCATTCTCATCTTCCAATATTTGTATGTAAATGTCTATTGCTTCCCTTATCAAGTCAGCAACACTGACCTGTTCGAGGCTTGTCTTGGTTTGTTCGTGGGACATTTTAGATAGCTTGTCCCATTGTTCGACAGTCATCAATAGGTTGTAAGTTTTAGTTTCTTCTAATATTTTATTAGGGCGTGGCATTTGGTTCCCGCCCTTCTAGTTGATTGATTCGCATATCAATGTAGCGTTTGGCTTTCTCCAAGTCTTGTAACTCATCTGTCTCAGATTTGTATCCCGCCCTCATAATATACTTTATCACGTTGCCCATCCAGAAAGGCAACTCATTGTTCATAATAAATGATATAGGTTCAATTGCATATCGTTCGTAGTGCTTTGGGTTTTTAATCACATCACTTTGCAACATGGCTTGTTCTTCTTCTTTTGTCGTCCTATACGACATATAATCGTAGTATCCTAAATTATCTTTCTCTAATTCTTCATCAGTCATATTAGTTATATCCTAATAGTTAGTTTTTATATATAGGGTTTTCCCCAACAGGTTAGACCTAGAAATAACACGGATAAATTAGCCCGTCAATAAAAAAAATAATTTGACAGCGTTTTTTATTTGTCATATATGTTACTCATGGCTAACTGGATTCAAGATTACGTGATGGACTTACCACTGCAACCGAATGGTCGGATGCGGATGGATTGTCCTGTTTGTGCCAAGAAGAACACATTTAGTGTTGGTGAACAGGATGGGCAACGACTATACCACTGTTTCCATGCAGACTGTAGTGCGTCAGGTAGGACGGGGTTTCGTTTAACTAAGGATGTAACAACGCATCCCTTGTTATTGAAAACAAAGAAGAAGTCTTTGTCTCCTTTCCCTTCTTCTGGTTTTGAAGTACCCGAAACTTTCGTCTCTATATCACGTAGTCCTGAATCGGTTAGCTATTTAAAACAGGTCAATGCATACGAATCATACTTGGAAGGGAGAGTTGATTTGCGATTTGATTTCAAACGCAATCGTATCGTATACATGATTACAGATGGCAAGCGGTTAGTTGATGCCGCAGGTCGAACTTTAACTGGTGAAAAACCAAAATGGTGGAGATATGGAAAGTCAGGTAATCCTTTCGTTTGCGGCAGGGGACGTGTGGGTATTCTTGTTGAAGATTGTGCTAGTGCTTGTAGTGTTTCGCGCAATTTTTCAGGGATAGCACTCCTAGGTACAAACTTATTGGACACACACATCAGCGTTTTACGCAAATATGAAAAGGTTTATGTAGCCCTAGATAAGGACGCTACAAAGAAAGCACTAGAGATAGTGCGTAAACTACAGGGTATAGTACCCACTAACTTATTGATTTTAAATCAAGATTTGAAGGACATGGATAATGACACAAGAGAACGGACACTCTCAAAATACGCTTGAACATCAGGTGTTAGGCTACATGCTTAACCACGAATTTTACAATAAGGTAAAGAACATTGTTAGTAGGGACATGTTCGCGGGACGTGACTCTACAATATTTGATGCAGTTACTTACGCACACAAACAATACAACATAGACATCCACCCTAGGCAGTTATCTGCCGTGGTTGCTGACCGCAATCCTGCCATGCCAAATAGCGCAGTGATAGAAATATATAGTATAATAGACAACCTATCGGTGAACATGTCTAGCCAAATGTCCCTCGAACTTGATGTGGTGAGAAATTTTTGGGTTAGAGATAAAGCAAGACAGATAGGTGAGAAAGCTATTGCTATCTTCACAGGCGAATCGGAACACTTCGGGGAACTGAAGACGTTGATTGACATGGTTGAAGATGGTAGGATGACGGATAAGAATACCTACACAGAGATTACAACAGACTTTGCAGACTTGATAAATGACTCAGTAGCTGAACCTGATTTTCCTTTCGATTGGCAGCTATTAAACGAGAATCTGACGGGGATGGATAGGGGTAACTTGGGTATTATTTTTGCTAGACCAGAGGTGGGCAAAACAACATTTTGTTCTTTTCTTGCCTCAAGTTATATTAAACAAGGCAAGCGGGTTGTCTACTGGGCTAATGAAGAACCTGCAAAAAAGATAAAGATGCGTGTTATACAGTCCTTTTTTCAGAAGACCAATAAGGAAATGAAGGAAGAGATGCCTGTACTACACCCCATATACAAGCAGAAGATAGAACCGTTCTTCACCATCATGGATTCAGTTGGCACATCTATGGAAGAACTAAATGACTACGCCCAGCTAAACGAACCAGATATTATGTTCTGTGACCAGTTGGATAAGTTCCGAATCGGTGGCGAGTTTAATCGTGGTGATGAGAGACTGAAAGAGATATATGTAACAGCACGTGAGATTGCCAAGCGCAACAAACTATTGCTATGGTCTGTTAGTCAGGCAAGCTTCGAGGCACATGACCGCCAGTTCATCGATTACTCTATGTTAGATGGTTCGCGAACTGGTAAGGCAGGGGAAGCGGATGTGATTATTGGTATAGGTAAGACGGGTAGTTCAGAGGAAGAGAACACTGCACGACACATTTGTATTTCTAAGAATAAGTTGAATGGGTGGCACGGAATGTTTACCAGTCACATCGATGTGCATACGGGGGTGTACTATTAATGAACATCCTAACGTTTGATGTGGAAACAACCCACAAGGAAAAACCCAACGGGTCTACCACTCCCCTGCCCTACTTCGGCAACATGTTAGTATCCATAGGGTATAAGTGGCTAGACGAGGAACAGGTATACTACGACTGTTACTACCACAGTACAGAAGCACCAACACGCAATGCGTTTCAAGACTTTCAAGCTGCCTTGAACTATGCGGATATCATAATCGGACACAACATCAAGTTCGATTTATCTTGGATACGCGAATCAAACTTTACATATGAAGGACACGTTTATGATACGATGGTTGCAGAGTATATTCTATCGAAAGCAAGAAACTGGGCTTTGTCACTTGCTTCTGTTGCAGAGAAGTATGGTGGAGTGCAAAAGGAGAAAGACCTCATTACGCCCTACTTCAAAGAGGGCAAGACTTTCTATGATATACCGTGGGATACGATAGTGGAGTATGGTATAGCTGATGTACTGGCTACAGAACAAGTAGCCCTAGAACAACTCAAAGCCTTTGGCACAACGTTCGAGGAGATATTTGATGACGCTAATACCGACATTGCGTCTGTCGCTTGAGATGACAGAAGTTCTATCTGAAATAGAACGTAACGGAATAAAAATAAATTACAAAACCTTGATGGATATCAGGGACGAGTACGAACAGGAGATGTTTATACTCGAACGCAGACTAAACGAACTAGCCGCGAACGCAATGGGAGATACCCCTGTTAACCTCGACAGCCCCGACGATAGGTCAATGCTGTTGTACTCTTGCCGTGTTGCTGACAAAAGGGAGTGGGCTATTATATTCAACTTGGGACACGAGATGCGGGGTGCAACTAAGAAGCCCAAGCAAAGACGACGCATGAGTGACGCTGAATTTAAACGAACTGTGGTGCGGGAGACAGACGTTATCTACAAGACACGTGGTTCACAATGTTCGAACTGTAAGGGCAAGGGACGCTTCAACCCTTTACGTAAGGATGGCACAGTAGGTAAAGCTGTTCGTATCTGCAAGACTTGTGATGGGTTAGGGGTAGTTTATGAAAGCACTGGCGAGGTTGCTGGCTTCAAGGTTATTCCCCGTGACACCTATGATGTTGCATCCGGGGGCTTCAAGACGGACAAAACCACGTTGAGTGATTTGTCACTGGCGTTGCGGGGTGACGCACAAGAGTTTGCCAAGGGGTACGTTCGCTACTCTGCCCTGCGAACATATCTACGTTCATTCATTGAGGGCATAAACAATAATCTAGACCCCAACCACTTTATACATACAGAGTACATGCAGTGCATCACAGCAACGGGTAGGCTATCTAGTCGCAACCCGAACTTCCAGAACATGCCACGCGGTTCTACGTTTGCAATTCGCAAAGCTATCGAAAGCAGGTTCGAGGGTGGTTCTATCTTGGAAGGTGACTACGCACAGTTGGAGTTTCGTGTTGCGGGTTTTCTTGCCAGTGATGACAACATACGTCTTGATGTAGAAGCGGGAACAGATGTGCATAGTTATACAGCAAGCATCATAGGTTGTAGTCGACAAGATGCCAAGGCACATACCTTCAAGCCCCTGTATGGTGGCGTTAGTGGCACAGATAATCAGCAACGCTACTACCGTGCATTCAAGCAGAAGTATGCGGAAGTTACTGAGTGGCACAAGAAACTACAGAAGGATGCGGTAACTAAGAAGGAGATAACACTACCATCAGGCAGGGCTTACTGCTTCCCCGATTCCAAGTGGACTAAGTACGGCACGGCTACTAACCGTACTGCTATCTGCAACTACCCTGTTCAGGGATTTGCTACCGCAGACCTACTACCCATATCCTTAATTGGTATTCACAGACGCATGAAGAAGCTAGGCATGAAGTCTGTGATATGCAACACAGTACACGACTCTATCGTGTTAGACGTGTACCCGTCAGAAGAACAACAATGTATAGAGGTAATGGTAGAAGCTATGTTGTCCTTGCCAGAGGAGACAGAACGTAGGTATGGAGTCAGATATGACATGCCTATCGGTATAGAATTAAAAATGGGAAAAAACTGGCTTGACTTAGAACCTGTTTATGAGGTATAATCAATTTACGTAAAACTATAACCCAAGGAGTAAATAGCAAATGGGTACAGAATTAGAACTAATCGATAATGAATTTTCAATGGATATTACTGACGATAAAGAAGGATTACTTGTGGCACTTGGTCAGGATGGCGTAGGTGAAAGCAAGCAGTCTGGACCCTCATCGTTACGCATCAATTACGATGCCGATACAGATGATGGTCACACCTTGAAGCGTGGCACATGGAAAGTGTGGAACGGAACAGAGAACGTATTCTCTGACTCTGTGTTCATAACACCTATGCTACGAACATTCGAGTACAACATCTTCGACGCAGAAGAAGGTGCTATGGTTGCACGTAGCGTTCAGCGCAAGAAGATGACGGACGCATTCCCAGATAACAATGGCGGAATGAAGTGCGGTAGACTAACACGGCAAGAAGAGGACGGCTTGGGTCAAGACGACGCAAGATTGTTGCTTTCTAAGTCTGTAACTTGTAATGTTATTGTGTATGGTAAGTTGGATATGCCAGATGGTAAGACTGCCGCAGGTAAGAAAGCACCGTTAGAGAACCTGCCATTCGTAGGTTACTTCAAGCGTTCTGGCTTTCGTCCAATGAACGACTTCATACAGCAGAAGTTGGGCAACAAGATACCACTACCAACTGCATACATTGAGTTGAAGACAAAGCGTATGTCTAACGGTGGCATTACCTATTGGATACCACAACCTGAGTTAGTGAAAGAAGTTCAGTTCACACCTGAGTCTAAGGAACTAATGCAGAAGTTTATGGATACTGTCGCGGCATCTAACGCCAAGATTATCAATGAACATAAAGATGCCAAGAAGCAGATTGTATCAGATGAGGACGTTGACTTAGCACAACGCTTCGCATAATGATTGCCCTGTACGAGATACAGGATTTCTTAAAAAAAGCAGGGCAGGGAGAGATAGACTCTTCCTGTCTTGAAGTTTGGATAGAGAAGTTCGGTGAAGATTGTAAGGACTCGTTACGTAAACAATTATCACGTAACGATGATTACCGCATACGTATGTCCGGTATTGGTCGCCCCTTATGTCAGCAAAAGCTAGAGAAGAAGGGACACAAGCAAGAAGTTGCGTACAACGATGTCATGCGCTTCCTCATGGGAGACTTGGTAGAAGCTGTTGCCGTGTTCGTTATGAAAGCGGCAGGAGTTAAAGTTGTAGATACGCAACGTGCGTGTGAACTAGAACTATCTGGTAATAAGATTAAGGGAACCCTAGACTTGGTTATGGACGATGGGGAAGAGAAGGTTTGGGATATCAAATCGACTAGCCCTTGGTCGTTCGATAACAAGTTCGCGGGACGCGGTGGTTACGATGCAATCAAAGAGGATGACCCCTTTGGTTACATCATGCAAGGCTATCTCTATGCCAAGTCACAAGATATGCCTTTCGGTGGTTGGATTGCAATTAACAAGTCCTCTGGTGAGTGGGCTTTTGTGGAAGCACCTGATGACCAAGAGGAAGACCTTAAAACGTACATTGCTGAAGCAGAGAAGCGCGTAGACAGCCTTAACACGGATGAGGCATTTAAGATACCATTCGAACCCGAAGACGAGGTGTACACCCTCAAGGGAGAGAAAATAAAAACAGGTAACAAACTGATGCCGAAGACATGCACCTTCTGTTCATTCAAGAACATCTGCTGGAAGAAAGCAGAGTACTTACCCAAGGCTACATCCAAGGCTAAGTTCCCACCGATGGTATGGTACACCAAGGTTGTAACGAGTAAAATATAATGCCAGTGCTTTACACAGACACATACCCTTTAAAAGTAATGCAACTAAATCCGCAGATGATGTGTGTGTTTGTAGAGAGTCACGAAAGAAGGGGCGGGGACCCTGCGACTGTACAGGTTCGCGGGCTAGAAAAATCCCTGCCCTTAACTATCCGTAACAACTTTTCTAACTCTGGGTATCTCGTTGCTGATACTGAGGTTCGGGATATAAAGAAGATAGAGGAAGAGTTTCAAAACATCATGTATCATCTTAGAAGAGGGGCAACTGTATGTCTTCCAACACTTCGTCTAAACGACCAAGTAAACTACCTAGAAAAGCATACCCCAAAAGTAGAACAATATCTCTTAAAAAGGCTAGAGGTGATGAAACAGGGATATCCCCTGCTAGAATCATGAGGAAGACTAAATACCGTTCTATGTTCGAGATAAACATAGCAAAGAAGTTAGCGGAAAACAAAGTAAACTTTGAGTACGAAACTAAGAAGCTAACGTATATACCAAAGCCGCGAACCTACACTCCAGATTTCTACCTTATTGACAAGGATATCTACATAGAAGCCAAGGGGCATCTGGATAAGGGAGACAGAGTTAAGATGGTGTTGATAAAGCAACAGTATCCGGAGTTAGATATCCGATTTGTGTTCCTCAGGGCAAGCAACAAGATTTACAGAGGAAGCAAAACAACCTATTCTGATTGGGCAAACAAGTATGGTTTTCCTTGGGCAGAAGGTGGTATTCCAGAGGAGTGGTGCAGATGAGTGAAGATATAGAAAAAGAAATGGAAATTGCAAGTCTTCTTCAGGGAAGATATTACATGATTCTAAACAACAATGAGAGTGAAAGTTTCTCTATGGCAGCATATGATACTAATGTAGATGCTGATGAGGACGAAGATGTACCTGCGGGTAAAATTATCTTGTGTGGTTTGATTGAATTGTTAGAGAATGACTTTGACCGTATATGGGATGCGGGTATGGCTAGGCTTAGTTTTGCATCCATGGTAGAAGGTCTGCAGATAGAACTAGAAGATTATGATGAAGAGTCTATCACAGACAAGGTTCTTGCAAGAGAAGACAACGTAGTTAAAGTTAAGTTTAATAGTGAACAATAAAGACAAAGGAGAAGTTAATGAATAACATGTTACCCACCCCCTATCAGCAGTTCATACATAAGTCTAGGTACGCCCGTTGGTTAGAGACAGAACAACGTCGTGAGAATTGGGACGAGACAGTTGATAGGTATATGCGGTTTATGAACAACCAGATACTAGGAAAGCACAATGTAAAGTTATCTGCTAATGATATTAACGACTTACGTGATGCAATTCTAAGTCAGGAAATCATGCCATCTATGCGGGCTATGATGACAGCCGGACCTGCCCTAGCCCGTGATAACATTTGTGGATACAATTGTAGCTACATACCCGTAGACAGCCCTCGTTCCTTCGATGAGTGCATGTACATACTTATGTGTGGTACTGGTGTTGGGTTCTCTGTAGAACGTTCTAACGTGGATAAATTACCCGTTGTTAGTGATGGTATGAATAAGTCTAGTACTGTGATTACAGTGGGGGATAGCAAGCCGGGGTGGGCTAAAGCATACCGCGAACTTATTGCGTTGTTGTACGCAGGACAGATACCTACGTGGGATATGTCGAGTGTTCGTAAAGCAGGGGAACGTTTAAGTATTATGGGTGGACGGGCATCAGGTCCCGAACCTCTAACAGACCTTTTCAACTTCACTGTTGCAACATTTAAGAAAGCACAAGGTCGCAAACTATATCCTATTGAGTGTCACGACTTGATGTGTAAAGTGGGTGAGATAGTTGTTGTAGGGGGTGTTAGACGTAGTGCGTTGATATCATTATCTAATTTAAACGATGACCAGATGGCACATGCCAAGTCAGGTCAGTGGTGGGAGAATGAGGGGCAACGTGCGTTGGCTAACAACAGTGTTGCTTACAAAGAGAAACCACAGATGGGAACATTCTTACGTGAGTGGTTATCTTTATACGATAGTAAGTCTGGCGAACGGGGTATCTTTAATCGTGAAGCAGCAGACAAACAAGTTGCAAAGAATGGTAGACGTGAGACAGGACATAGATGGGGGACTAACCCATGTTCGGAAATCATCTTACGCCCCTATCAATTTTGTAATCTATCAGAGGTGGTTGTGCGTGAGAGTGATGACCTTAACAGCCTGAAGCGTAAAGTTCGTCTGGCTACTATTTTAGGAACACTACAATCAACCCTAACTGATTTTAAATACTTGAGGAAGATATGGAAAGACAACACAGAAGAAGAACGTTTATTGGGCGTTTCATTGACTGGTATTATGGACCACTTCGTCCTTTCCAAGAACGTAGACAGCGCAAAGTGGCTACAAGAAATGAAGGAAGAAGCAGTACGAACGAACGCAGAGTATGCCCAGATGCTTGGAATCCCACAAAGCGTTGCCATTACTTGTGTCAAACCTTCGGGTACTGTGTCTCAACTCGTGGACGCAGCTAGTGGTATTCATGCACGACACAACGATTACTACATTCGGACAGTTCGTGGTGGTAACGAAGACCCCCTAACACAGTTCTTGATAGAGTCGGGCATACCTAACGAACGAGATGTTATGAAGCCTGACACAACAACCGTGTTTAGCTTTGCCATGAAGTCACCCATGGGTGCAGTGACACGAACAGAAATGACAGCCATTGAACAGCTAGAACTTTGGAAGACTTACGCCTTGAATTGGTGCGAACATAAACCATCTGTAACTATATCAGTTAAGGAACATGAGTGGATGGAAGTTGGTGCGTGGGTGTACGAAAACTTTGATGTTGCATCAGGTGTCTCATTCTTGCCACATAGTGAACACACATATCAACAAGCCCCTTACCAAGACATCACTGCTGACGAATACAACGAGTGGATGCAAGCACATGGTAATACGGTTATTGATTGGGAAAAGCTAACAGAGTTTGAACGTGAAGACAACACCACTGGTTCCCGCGAACTTGCTTGTACAGCGGGTGTTTGTGAAGTAGTAGATTTAACAGCAGCATAGGAGATATACATGAAAAAACTGGCACTAGAAAATTACATAACAAGGTTTATAAGATACATAATAGACTGGCGTAGAACTAGAAATGTGATACGTCAACTACATAATTTATCTGACAGGGAACTAGCAGATATAGGTGTCAACCGACACGAAATTGTACGGTTAGCATACACTGAGTTACAACGCAAGAACTATGAGAAGTAGGACAATTAACATGGAACAAGAAAATAAGATTACAATCGACGGAAAAGACTATGATATCGAATCATTATCTCAACAACAAAAATACTATGTTACGCAAATAAAGCTTGTACAAAACAAAGTAAATGAGTTAAACTTACAAGTAGCACAGTTCAACGCTGCGAAGTCTACCTTCATAGACGAACTGATTAAATCAACACGGGAAGATAGTAATGAGTCTGAAACCAAGTAAAGAAAAAAAAAGTCAGTTCGACCTAGACCTAAAGTTTGGCGAATTTTATGAAGACCAGTTGGCGGAGATATTCGGAACTAAAAAAGTAGAAGTTAAGGCGGATACACGTTGGAAGGACACAGGCAACCTAGCAGTTGAGTATGAGTGCTTCGACAAGCCCAGTGGCATATCTGTTACTAAAGCAGATTACTGGGCTTTCGCTTTAACATACGGTAGAGATAAGCAAGAAGAGTGTGCTTACATGATAATACCTACCAAGTTTATCAAAGAGATAATAAAAGAAAAACCCACGCGGTTAGGCGTGGGCGATAGAAACAAAGCCAACATTCACATAATGGCTATATCAGATTTGAAACACGATTTAGTAAAGGCGTACAACGATGCCAAAGAAGCCCAAAGCGGAACTGTTCAGCCTAACGTGTAGGTTGAACACGGATGGTAACGTCGAACTAGATTACGAATCAGTTAATCCTGACGAGTTTGTCAGGACAATGGAACATGGTTTCCCAGAGTATGAAGGGACGTTTAAAGTTGCGTCCCTCATACGCTATT